AGCTGTTTACCTCCTAAACTAAACTTTCAGGGAACTGATACCTTAATATCACTTCCCTGTCTGATGATAATATAACACACTCGTTAGCACTCGTCAACACTGAGTGCTAACATTTTTTTATTATTTTAAATTATTTCTCTCTATGGTAAACTACCACCCCGGCAGCCCCTAATAAACATGCCATCATGACTATGAGCATCAATGCCACATTTCCGTCATCTCCGGTATTTGGTACACCTGACCCCTTTTTTGAGTCTGCTACAGTTGTATTCTCTGTTGAGGTCACGTTAGTTTTCTCATCGGTTGTCTGTCTCTCTGTTGTTACCTTCTCTGTCGTCTGCTCACTTGACGTTGGTTTTTCAGTTGAAGGTTCATTTGTAGTCGGTTCATTTGTTGCTGGTACATTCCCCTTCTTTACCACTACCTTTGCAGCAGGAGATGCATAATAATTTTTGGTCTCCTTATATCTCACATAATAATTTCCATCTGCAAGTTTCTTAAGTACCGTGCTTTCACAATCCAACCATTTTTTCTTGTCGACACTATATTCCATTGACGTCTTCAGATTAGATATCTGACCATCATTTTTCCCATCCACAGTCTCTGCCGTTGCGACCAAACCTGTAGGTGCCTTCTGCTTTGCCTTATCTATTGTGAACTCTTCCACGATCTGTCCGTGCATGGTATTCTCACCCTTGATAGTAACTGTAGCTGTTCCCGCATCAATATTATCCGCATATACACATGAGTAACTTTTTCCCTCTGTCAGAGTCTTTCCGCCATAAGAAACCGTAACCGCAGGTTTCTTTTCTTTTCCATCGTACACATATGTTTTTGGATCAATGCTGACAGCGACATCTGCATCATCCGACAAGCTGCGGTAACGGAGAATAAAATCCTTAGCCTTGGCTCCTGTCTCATCATCAATGATTGTCGTTCCTTCTACAGAAAGTCCCTCTGGTACAAACTCCTTCACACCGTCAAATCCATCTGCAATATGCCCAAAGTTGCTAAGTCCGTCACTGTTCTGTACCGTAAATACACAGTCTGTATCCATCTCAAGTTTTTCAAACCAACACTGTGAACCGTTGAGCGTCACATTTGAGCCATTATTCAGACAGATTCCATCTTTTGTCATCCAGTTGATACTATCCGTAATGAATTTGACATTTGACAAAGTCAGCATAGCATTAGTAAATCCAACACTTCCATTTGTGATACCGCAATTTAATGTTCCGTTTTTCACGTATAACGAATAATCAAAATTCATCATCTGCAAAGTGACACTTTTACCGTTGAGATCTATAATGATATGTTTATTATGTTCACCATCATTGTATCCTATAGAAGCCGAAGGATCATATATATCACTAATTATACATATTGTTTATTTTATAATTAATATATTGATATGTCAAAATATCTCAAAATGGCTTAAATACGTTACTTTTTGAAGGTACTTCGTGTAATAACATATCATGGCAAATCAATTTTTTGCCCCTAAATTGCCCCTAAATTGCCCCTAAAAAAAGCCCACCATATTGCTATGATGGGCTCTCTGTTCTACTTCAAAATCTCATTGACTTTGTTCTGGATTATAGTTGGATTATACCCTGCTGCCTTGAGGCGGTCAATACGCTCCTGTCCGTTGCCCCAGCGGCCAGCAATGACCTCATGTGCAACCGCATTGATGATCTTGTCCTGTGTCATCTGTGATGCCTTGACAAGTTTGTTGACTGCTGCCTGAACCTTGCTATAGTCATAACCAGCCTTGGCCAGTCTACTCTTGCGATCAGCACCATTGCCCCATTTGCCCGCTAACACCTCTTTAGCCAGTGTATTGACGCTCTTCTTTGCTGTCGTGGATGCAGATGCGGTCTTGACCTTACCGGCCAGCTTATTCCAGCTCGCTGCACTGATATAAGCCTTATTGAGATCAAGGCTGCCGCTGTAACCTGAGAGCTTACCGACAGATGTGTACTGACGGATAAGGCAGTTATAAGCTCCCTCATTCCATGGATGTTCCTGATATCCTGTCCGCTCATAATCCGGATACTGAGCGACCCACAGACCATATCCAGCCTTTTTTACGGCGTTCATAGCACTCTTCTGGATGTAGATAAGCGGTTTGATGCCTGTCTTCCGATATACATAGTTACACCATTTCAGACACCACTCAAGATCATTCTTGCCAAACTGATGGTTGTTTTTTGCCTCCCAGTCAAGGACAAGTACCGCCTTGCCGATGTACTTCTTGCAGTATGCCAGGAAGTAGTCAGCCTCTTTCTGTGGATCTCCGCCATTTGCATAGTGGTATACTCCCAGAAGTTTTTTTCTACTCAAAACTTTATCACAATGCGCTGCAAAGTATCTGTTCTTATAGTCTGTTCCCTCGGTTGCCTTAACGATGCAAAAATCGTATGGCACTTTAGCAAGGTCTATTCCAGCATCACCCTGCCATGCGCTGATGTCAATTCCGTTCATTTTGATCGCCGCCTTTCTCTTCGCTCTTTGATGTTAATATGTCTATTGCTTTATTGATTACCTCAGGAAGCGGTACACCCATGAGACCAGCGTTCTCAACAATACTGATCGTCTCATTTACTATAAATCCTATTATCACCGCATCCCGGATATAGTTTGAGCCTATCGCCAGATCAAGCCTATAGGCTATCAATACAAACAAAAGGGACATGCCCTTACGGCATAATCCCTTCCATCCTGCCTTGCTCTCCAAGGCCCCTGACGATGTTTTCTTACTGTTGTGGAAAACTCCAGCCACCACCAAACCACTCACATAGTCGATGGCCATGAACATGACCAGTGTAGCCAGTCCAGCATCCCATCCACCAAACAGGGATGCTATCACACCGCCTATTGCTCCAGCGGTTGTACATATTGCATTTTTCATACTTTTTATCCTCCTAAATTAAGATGTCAATTTATCGCCTGTCAGCCATGTTCCAGAGAGTGATATCTCATCATTTGCTGCAAGTTTCACTGTAGTACCCATCATGCAGATGTTTCCGTCAGGCCCCACGATTCCTGTAACCGGCGGTCCCTGCTGACCGGATGATACAGCTACGATCGATACCGGCCTGAAACCAGTCGGGACGGATGCAACACCTACAGTTCCGGTCCTACCAACAGCGTATGACTTCTTGACCTTACATGACATGTACATCTGCACAACATTGCCGATACGTCTGAGGTTTCTGTTTGTTATATTAGATGCATTTGTGCTGTTAACCGTTATTGCACCGGATATACCTGTGCCATCAAGTGCCATTCCAATGCCGCTGTCAAGATAAGATGAGCTACCTGTCTTCCTGTTTGTACCAGTTGAATAGTCGCTATCTGTCGTTCTCGTAAACGCAAGAGCATTTCCATATAAGTTATTGTAAGCCGCTACCGCCCAAGTCGAATTTAGGGTTGGAAGCGATATGAGCGGATAATAGTCGTTGTCAAGGATTTTGTCGCCGGCATTAAATACCGCATTATCCCTTGCGGTCAGCCAAGTGGATGCTAAGATTGAGTCTATTACCTTAAAAAGTGACGCTCCCACATCTCCTCTGACTGTCAGTGACGACTCGCCAGAGTTATCACCGATGATAGTATTCTTTCCAAGCCATACCACGCCTGCCTTAGCTGCGCTCACCGAACTGTCATTCGTTATGTATATACCATCGCTTCCGATCACAAGCTGCTGCTTCAGTCCAGCGATACCTACAATGATGTTGCCATCCTTGAATGTTATATACTTTGAATAGTTGTCCGGATCCGCTTCGTCAACGTTTATAAGTTTCTCCCAGAATAGCTTCAATTCATTCCCAGACTTCTCAACTGACAGAGCCTTGTTGTAAGCTGCCTTTGCCGCTTCATAGCTGCTTGACTTAGATACATCTGAATATGACACAGAACCATCACTCAATATTGTCTGATCTACAAAGTACAAAGTATTGGTAGATCCACTGGTGTAGCTTGGCTCAGTTGTAACCCATTTCCCACCGGGAGGATTTGCCGTTGGCTTAGCTGGTGCTGTAGCCGTGGATGACTGAAGTAGATAATATCTTGTTACACTCTTGACATCCTTGACATTAAATATGGTTATTTCTGCCTTGGCTTTGATTGTAGCCATAGAAACACCCCCTTACGCTTCAAGCTGACATGTTATAGCCAGTGAGTTAGGTACATCTCCTGCACCCACCGCATAAGTATTTGAAGACTTCTGGTATACTCCGCCTGCATACCACTTGACTGTACCTATCCCAGATACTACTCCTGTTGAAGAAATAGTTTGTTCAGCACTGCCCTTGAATACATGTGCTGTAAGTACCGTAGAACCGGTGTTATTCTTAAAGATGATTCCGGCACTTGATGTAATTGTTAATGTCAGTGCATCCGCTCCTGCATTGCCCTGAGGGCCCTGTGGGCCTGTTGCTCCTGTTGCGCCTTTCTCACCCTGAGGGCCAGTTTCTCCAGTTGCGCCTTTATCACCCTTGGCGCCCGTTTCGCCTTTGATTCTTGCCCATGTATAAGCCCCTACTGTTGCCGGGTCTGTCGGGTTATAATCTGTACATGTACCTATATACATTCCAACATCTTCACCCGAGTTTGATGTGAATGTTTTTCCTCCATCGTTTGAATATTTTACATGAAAATACGATGTCTTGCCGTTTGCCCCAGCTGCCCCTGGAGTTCCATTAGTGCCGTCCTTAACAGTCTGGGTATGTGTACCGTCTTTATCGGTGATGGTTATGGTTGTCACGCCGTTTGTTTTAGTGACTGATACAGTTGGGGATACACCCTGCGGGCCCTGAGGCCCCTGTACTCCCTGATCACCTTTATCGCCTTTAGCTCCTGTTGCTCCTGTCTTCGCTACGGCAAACGAGAACTTCTTGTTGATCGTTACCCCATCAACAACAACTGGGATAGTTGCCTCGCATGCAGTTGTCAGCTTCGCCGTCAGAGTAAACGTGATTGTGACTTTTGAAGTTCCACTGTTACTTACCGCAGCTGTCACTCCTGTTGGGCAAACTATTGCCTTGGCATCTACTGTAACAACGGAACACATGTTATTACCACAATATGCTGCCGCATCTGTTGTGCATTTAGAACCGGCCGCAGCTCCCTGCGTGTCCCCAAGGAATGTGTATGCTTCGCTTGACAACACTACGTTGTAAGCATCTGATACATCAAGTACAGTAACCTGATCTGCTGCTTTTATTGTTGCCATATATATAATCCTCCTTAATCTGTTATAAGTTCACACATGAAAGTTACTTTTGTGTCCACGTCATCTGGTGAAAGGGTAAAAGAAAATCCGTCGTTACTCATTCTTGAATCGGCGGATGATATTATTCCATATTCTTCTTCATCAAGTTTCTGCCATTTCCACTGGATGTAGGCTGAACTTCCATACACTTCATGTAACTTATCTATATCTGTTATCCTGTCTTTTCCGTGGTATATCACCACAGACAAGACTGTTGATACTGCATTATTTTTAAATACGGTTCCTCTTGATGATTCTATCCTCAGGAGTGTGGTTATCTCATCTCTAACATTATCAACATCCTGTTTTATGTCGCTTATAACGTCCTCTATGTTCTGCTTACCGAGGGTAAATTTATCTGCCGATATGGCAAGATGGGATTCTCCCTTATTGTCAACATAGAACATTATGAAATTGTCAGAATCACCAATGTTTATCTGGCCATCACTTCCGAGATATGTTCCCCGGGATGTATTACTCATACTCTCTTTTGCGCCAGAGTATAAACCACCATCCGCTATGTGCCAGCCGCCTATTGTTGCTCCAAATGCCACAAGATCATCAACAGCTATCTTAGTTGCCGTGATAGACTTGGCTCTGATCACACCGCCATCAAGGCTGTTGTAATCCGTCTGCTCTTTCTCTACTGTGTTACCATCAGTATTCAGTTTGTAATACAGACCATCTTCACCCTTGATGACGAGCTTATCCGCTATGACTGTACCACCCTTGATACTGTCTCCCAGGATAGTCACACCAACGAGTGTTCCTGTGACCTTCTGATCACCGACCACAACATCTTCAATCAATCCCGACTTGGCGAAAAACTGCTCCAGAGCTGCCTTACCTATATTTGCAAAATCTATCTGTGCATACTTGATAGCCGCATCTTTCGCATCCAGCTTATCTGCGTACAAACGCCTGTATACCTGCTGCACATAGTTCTCGGTTGGGCTTACATATGTCGCTTCACTGAGTTCTGTACTGCCATATGATCCGATAGCCGTTATAAGCCCGCCGTCATAACTGAAATCCAAGCTCATGACCGGCACCGGATATGCTTTGCCATCTCTGCTCAATACCTGTACTATATCTCCAAGCTCAAGTCTCATATCACCCGCAAAACTGCATGTCGTTGGATGATAGCTCATATCCTTCAGCTTTGCATACAGGCCGTCAAGAATCTCCTGTGTCATCAGGAAGTTGCTTGTTGCTATTCCTGTAAGCCCCTGTCCTGATTTTATTGTGCTGTTCTCATCAACAGCACATGAGATATACCCAACCTGAAACATGTTCTCTTGCACAACAACATCATCAAACGACCTGTTAAGCCCTACCGAATAATCCGTTGTCGTGTACCACCTGAAATCAAGCACTCCGTCCCTGTCAAATGTTGCAAACTTGCCGTCAATGCCAGCTATGAATCCAACTGCCTGTCTGTATGTGTAGCCATCAAAGTTTTTTGATATGTTGATTCCTGACGGAGCATTCTTCATTCTGATGCCTGTCAATGTCTCTATCTCTGCACATACCTCCGATATATCACAAGGATATAAGAGATTAGACAGATAATATCCAGACAGCTTGTAAGCCATCCTATCGTATGCAGTGAACGTGATCCTGCCATCATCAACAGTAGGTTTCTGCGCCATGAAGTATCCCATCTTGACATACTCTATACTGTCATCATCAAGCATGAGGCCTATCTCAAGCAGAAATTCCTTGCCGGTCAGACTTATATCCGGCTGTATCATTGTGATATCAAGCTGCGTGGAACTGGCGCACCCTATCTCTAAGGTGCTTGTTCCAGTTCCGGCTATACACTTCATATCAACACTGACAAAACCGGATTCTATGACAGTGTCATCACATGTTATACGTGCTCTGAAGGTTCTGCCATCGCCCATTATTCTATTGCCAAAGTTATCTGATACTTTCGTGTACATCCGATATCTCCTACTTCTCTATCAGGTCAACTCCAACCCCTGTATACCTGTACATTCCATCACGTATGTCATATACCGGGTATGTCGGAGTGCCTGCATACATCCTCTTTGTTACATATTGCTTTGTTCGTGGATCCTTGAATTTAACATCAAAAAAAGAATCATAGATTGCACTCTCTATAAGTGCTATCTGTGATTCTGTGAGGTAATTCCACTTAATCTTCAATGTCATCTTTCTGGCCACGATATCACCGAACATTTCTCCATCCGAGACTCGCCCAGTGTTCTTGCTCCAGATCTTCTCTGGCGCATAAGTGAGACCACCATTGATCGCTGGATCTGGCATGTCCACTCCATTTATAACAAGCTCTGCTGCCACAGTCTCACTCCTTTCCTATACCAATATTGGATTCTTGCCTGTCTGGATGGTCCTGCCGTTGATGTCCTTTATAACAACATCTGTAACCTGTTTGCCGCCGACATATACATTTATCACAGGTGTGTTTCCACCTGGCTTGCCGCCACCGCTGTTCGCCGCTGTGACCGCCCTGTATACACCAGCTTCAATACCTTCGACTATCTGAGCATTATTCGCAACTGCTGTCTTACCATTGCTGAACTTACCAACAAGCTCTCCGTGGTTCGCCATGAACAAGCCGTCCTCCGGGAAACCGCCAGTCGCAAATGTGGATATATGTCCAACATTAAAACCAATTGTAGTTCCATCGAATAATGTCTTATATTTTCCGTGAATAATATCATAATAACGGATAGGATTAATCTTCCAACTCAGCTTGTTAAGATTGTCGATAATGTAAGTATTTATCCATCCAATAACCGTATTTATGGCTGATCTGAAACCGTTTTTTAATGCCTGCGCAGAAGTAGCTGCTACGATTGTGAACCTTACAGTCTTATTCTTCCACTGTGCCGATCTATTGTTCCACCACGTTTTTATGCTCTGAATCGTTGTCACGGAATTAACGCTAAACTTTGATATCTTATTTTTCCACTGTGCCGATCTATTGTTCCACCACGTTTTTATGTTCTGAATCGTTGTCACGGAATTAACGCTAAACTTTGATATCTTATCCTTCCACTGATCCGCCCTGTCCTTCCACCATTGTCTTATAGCCGCTGGTGTAGTTGCTACAGTGGCAGTCAATATAGCGGTTTTATCTTTCCAGTCCTGCAGCTTATCTGTTGCCCAGTCTTTTATCTTACCAACAGTTTCCTCATCAAGCGCCGCTGACAACTTTGCTGCTATAGGCAGTGACTTGTTTTCTGAGTCTCCCCACAGGCTCTTTATCGATTCCCAAATATCTGACAAAGTATTCTTCAACTTGAGACCAACCTCAAGTGCTGTATCCTTGAGTTTAGCCCATACATCTTTGATACCTTCCCATATCTTCTGTGCCTGATCTGACCAGTCTGTGCTCTTGATCTGATTGATAATAGCATCCCAGATAGCAAGTACCAATTTGTAAAATGCGCCTGCAACACTGATGACAGCCTTGATAGCACCTGTAATGATTCCTATCCAGTCTACCGATGTTATTGCATCGACAAGATCTGTACCAATAGAATCCCAGTCCACTTCATCGAAGAATGTCGATATACTGTTCAGTACACCCTTTACACCCTCACCGAAGGTCTTACCACCCTCCTTAAAGTCTATCGCTCCAAAGAAGTTATTAACTGTCTTGCTTGCACTCTCCCCGGCTTTCTTCCAATCAAACGTCTTGGCAAAGCCAAAGCCTGTATCTATGACATTCTGAACCGCTGTACCAAGCGTATCTCCAGCCAGCGACCAATCTGTAGTGGACAGCGTGCTGTTTAGTGTTTCCGCAAGGGACTCTCCCCACTTCTTAAAATCAAACTTCTTCTGGAATGTATTGATTGCTCCCAGAATTGTGTTGATTCCATTACCAAGTGTGGATCCTACAAGATTCCAGTCTGTCTCCTCAACTGCTCCATTTAAAAAGTCGGCTATCTTCTCGGCTATGCTGTTGCACTTCTTCTGGACACTGCTCCAATCAATAGACCCTAAAGCACTGTTTATCTTGTCTCCAAGGGCCTTTCCAACAGCTTCCCAGTTGCCACTCTTGATAGAATCTGCAAGGCTGCTTGATATATCAACCTTTGTGGTTTTCCAGTTGCCTGTATTCAGTCCGTTTCCGGAGCTGCCGCTTCCGGAGCTTCCACTGTTATCATCCAGCTTGGTGATCTCATCAAACCCCAGCAGCACATTCTGCAGTTCCTTTGCACTTGCCGCCGACTGGTCAAGGCTTGCCGAATAATCTTTCTGAGTATATACAGCCTTTTCAAATGTTGTTTGACCTGTAAGGTATGCAAAGAACTCAGCTAGCTTGTTGAATGCATCAGCCACAGTGTTCACTATACTTGTAAGTATTGGGGTTATATAGCTGAGTAGCGGCTGAAATGCTGATAATATGCTGCTCTTTAAGTAGGTAAATGATGATGCCAGCAGTGACAGATCATTGTTCACGACAGCCGACTGCTTTGCAAAGCTCTGCAAGGTTTCACCCATGCCACTCATAAGCTGCATGAACAGCATTGAGAGCACCATAGACTTCACCATTCTGGCGGTCTGTGTAAACTTAGAGCTTAATCCTGACAGCTTATCTTTAAGTGATGATAATCCTCTTCCTATCAGTGTTGTATTCTCATAAAGAGAGAGCAGTCTGCGCCCAGCATTGCCCGCCGCAGTTCCAAAATTTCTTATGTGGGACACACCATTTTGGAACCTATGAATCAGTGATGCAGTAGCATTACCGACATTCTTGACAGTAGATGCAAGTCTGCCAAAAAAGCCAGTAGATGTATTCTGAGATGTATTCTGCAAAGCGGCACTGAGCTGTGATATGCGTTCCTGTGCCTGCTGTATAGAATCCCTTGTCTGCTGCATATTTGCCTGAAGCATTTCCTGCTTACCGCTTAAACTTGCTGACTGTGTCGATGCCGTACTATATGCGTTCTGAAGTGATCTCAGTTTATTCTCCTGCTGAGTAATAATAGAGTTCATTCTCTGAAGCCCCTGTGTGCTTCCAAAGTTTCTGCTTTCGGCACTGACTCCTTCCATGGCTGTTTCTAACTTCTCAAGTCTTCCCCATGCCTGTTCACTTGATGTATCCAGTTCATTCATCTTTTTAGTCATGTCTTCCATGGACATGAACGAATTACCAACATCTATGATGTCATAAGGAGACTGCTTGAGTCTCTCCATGGCATTGAATAACTCGTTGGCTGATATTTTATTTTCATCAAGTGTAGTCTTGAGTCTGACCATCTCTGCATTTATGCTGTCGTCAATATTCAGCTCAGACATTATTGAGGACATCGCCTCATAATCTCTTTTTAAACCATCAAGTCTTGTTTGCTGTGCCTGTATATCATTACTGGTTTTCTGAACCTTCTGATTCTGTATATCGTACTTCTGATTCACTGCGTCCAGCTTTATCCTGTAGCCATTGAGGGTATTCTGCAACTTCTGGAGCTTGGCCTGTTCCGCGTCAAGAGCTTTCTGTGCCTTTTCCTGTGTTGCATCACTGGGATTTCTCGAAACCTTATACGATCTCGTCTCACCGCCATTGTTTGTATTCCCACCCCAATTAGCTGTTGGCCTTGAGTTGAATACATCCTGCATAGTTTCTTTGACTTTTTTCCATCCGGTCGTTATTTTGGCCGTTTCAGCAGTGCTCTGCTTTGATACAGTCTGCATCTTGGAATTTATCTCACCAACCGCCTTGCCTGTTCCGCTAACAGTCTTCGTAACCTCTGACATCTGCTTGTTATATGCAGCACTCTGCTCTGTGAGCGTCCTGAGGTCTTTTGACATATCCTTGATAGGCTGCGTTATCTCATCCAAGGCACTTGCTATGTCCATGGTCTGTGCTTCAGTTCCCTTGAGAGTTTCGGTAATATCTGAAAGAGCTTTCTTCAGCTCATTGGTGTCAGCAGTAAACTTGACGGATATCTCCTCTATTGTCATATTCTGTCCCACCTCCTTCCTTTTCGTATTTCTTCATGATTTATTTTTTGCTCTTATCCACATGCCTGTACATTATTGCCTTGTACTTCTCAAGCTCTGCCTGTCTCTTTTCTTCCTCGTTCCAGTATGGGAATATATCTGATACATTTATATCTCCATCATTCTTCCATACCCACATGGATATGAGCTCTGCCTGTCTGAATGCTATATTAGCCTCATGCTGATGCTCCCTACGTTCCCGCTCGTTGTAAACCTTTATCATTTCAACAAGCTCACCCCAGGTATAATCCAATGCCTCAAAGAAGCCCACACCGGCTATCCTTGCTTCAAAGAGAAGCCTATCTATATCATAAGGGAGTGCTGTCTGACTTATCTTCGGAATCGCCCGCCGTTGGGGTCTGTCCATTATCCTTCTGCAGCTTCTCTACCCTTTCCTCAAGGCTGTCAAACATAGTCTTATATGTTGTATTGATGCTGTTCACAACACTGTTTGCCTGATCCTTCTTGATGATTCCAGAATTGACTGCAATGTCGGTAAGGACCTTTGCAAAGTCCTCAGCTCCGCTTCTGCCGTTCTCAACAAGCAGATCGTAAAACTCCTCTCCATCTGTGATCTCGTTGTCATTGTCCTTGTAACCCAGAGCTATGCCAAGAATATCAACCGCTCTGTCTATATCATCTACTGCACCCATAAGAGTTGCCAGCATGTTCTCTTCGTACTTCTCCTTGAGAATCTTCTGACCACCTGCCGTAAGTCTCAAGTGAAACTTCTTCTCTGCTCCATCTACCTTGAGTTTGATTTCCAATGTCTGCATATCTGCTTTACCTCCTAAAAAGGCAGGGAGACCATGCCCCCTGCCTGTGATGTATTATTTCATATTGTTGTATTACAAAAATGGATTATGCTTCTACCGGATCCGTAACCTCCCACTCACCCTGAAGGTTTACAACTGCCTTTGCCTTAATGAGGTTGTTGACCTCGGCACCGGTAACTGTCGTTGTAACATATCCCTTATTCTTGAATACTGTCTTGTCAGGGAATGTGACCTCAACATCAACTATAGCCCCAGCATCCTCAAGGCCCTTGAGTATACGATAGTCTGAGGTTGTTGCTCCATTGTCATAGAGATACTCTACCTCCCAGCTATCGTTCTCCTGCACACCTGGAACACTTTTCTTTGACTTATCCTTGAAGCATGTAGCATCAAGTGATGAAGGTGTTCCTCCAATGTCTCCTATCTTTGTTGCATAATTAAGGGCTGTCTTGCCTATCTTGATATCAAGACCTATTGAGGCAAGTCCCTGCTTTGGTGTATCTGCCATTGTTTTATACCATCCTTTCTGCTTATGAAATAAGCCTGTTTGTTCTTGTGTCTACTTTGCTGCTATATCTGAGAGTCTTTCTGCAATATCCGCTGGCATCAACATTATCTCCATCGTCATCCGGGCTTTCGTAGTCCCTGTTGAATCCAAGATCCACCATCTTCTCATCAACCATCAGCATGATGGATATGCATTCCTTAAAGGTTCGGCTCCATATATCTATCTGAAAGCCCAAATTTTCAACAACACTGTGCATCCCTGTGCCAGTATTTGCTATCTGAATAAATGTAACCAACGGAACATAACTTATAGACTTTGGATATCCATGATTAACCTTTAATTCGTTATACTCTATGCTTTCAAGCAGCTCCTTGATCTGTTTTCTTGCATCTATCATCTAGTGATCTTGCTCTCCATTCTTACCGCTGATTTCAGCCTTTCTACTATGTGTTCCTCATTGTTCTTCATAGCCGGATAGAGGTATGGCTGTGGTGCCTGTCCTCTGGTTAAATATCCTATAACCTCACCATCCTTCTTTATCGGGATGAAGTGATATTTTTCAGCCTGAGCCTTATCTATCTTGTCAACAGGTATCATCCATGGTGTCTGCCTGTATCTGAGGTCTATTCCCTCAATCTTAAGGCCTGCCGCCTGTCCAACAGGTCCTGTGCCAAACTCCACATATGCTGCATAGCTCGCATTGTTGTATACCTCACCAACAATCTTATCCTCTGTCTCAGTAACCCTTGTCTGTATCTTCTCTCTGAGATATCCACCATCAACAGGCGCAAGCGCTCTGGCTTCTCCTGCTATGCGGTCGGCTTCCTGTTCCACAATCTGTTTTACATTGCCGTCAATCCCACTAGCAAGTTTATCCAGAGCGCTTATAAGTGTATCTAATCCTTTGATTTCAATAGGCATATCTACTTCACCCTCTCAATGATAACAAGACGATAAGATGGATAAGGCTTGATGGATTCCACGTTGTACATGTTATCGCCCACCTTCACCCTGTCTTTTTCTTTCAGACTGATGGAGTCATCGAAAACACATCCCTGAAGCATCTCGTTAACACGCTCACCATACTCAGCTACCTCAACCTCTGAAGATATAGGACTCCACAGAATCCTCTCAAGGATTCCTGATGGATCTGTCTCATATCCATATGATTCATGTCCATACTCATCCTCTTCAACATAACTGCGATATATCCCGCTATTCTGTCTCTTCTGTGCTATCTTTCTTCTTATGCTTGACATATACCCTCCTGTATCTCTTGAGGCTGTCCAGGACCTTATCAACCTGTGTATCAAAGCTCTCTCCTGTGAGATATGTTGTATTCTCGGACACAACACCCTCTGAATAACTCTCAGACTTTATATGCTTGTCAGCCTGGTCTCTCTCGCAGAGTATAGCTGCGATCTCGACCGCCTTTGAGGCAAAGGCTTCATCGAACTGCTTCACATTCAGAAACAGAACTATCTCATCCTTCGCCTCTTCCAGATAATCGGTAAGGATCTCATCACTTATATCCTTATCAGAGCCTATCTTCCTCTTAAGCCTTGCCAGTGAATCCATCATGTATCACCTCTCAGTCAGTCGCCTTTGTGGCTGTCTTTGTTTTCTTCTGAGGCTTTGACTCTTCCTCTGCCTCGGCATCCTCCACCGGCTCATCCTCTGCTGGTGCCACGCTGGCCGGCTCATCCTCTATAACAAAGGTCTTTATGTCCTTGCGGCAATGCTCTACAACACGCTCATTCCGGCAAGTGAAGCTGTGTCCTGTGATAATATTCTTTATAATAGCCATATCTGCCCTCCTACTTCCTGTTCACTGTGAGAGTTGCAAGTGCATTCTTCTGGAGTACCTTGACACCACAGAGGTGAAGTCCCTTGACAGCATCTGAGAAGTTGCTCTCTGGTCTGTAGCCCTCTGTCTCAGTGATCTGCTCAGCGAATGAAGCACCGGCATTTGTACCGCCGAGTATCTTGTACTTTGCACCATCTGTGTTTGGTACATTGTTTGATACATAGATCTGGAAGCCTGCAGCAGCTCCGATGTGTCCGCCCTGAAGGATTGCCATGTTTACATCTGTACCATTGCCAACGAATCTTGAATCCTTCTGGAGAAGTCCATGATAGAACGGTGGCACAACTACCCAACGGCCTAAAAGTGGAACATTTTTCTCTGTGAGTTCTGTTCCAAGATCTACAAGCAAGTCATATGCATCATCCTTAGTCGGAACAAATGGCGACTCATCACTTCCGATTGCTCCAGCGGCACCGGCTACCATGATTCCTGCAAGCAGTGAATCAACCGTATCATTCAGACCATATGCGGCTCTTGCCATAGCCTCGTTCATCAGCTTAGGGTTGGTCTGCGCATTGTCCACATCCTTGATGGCAAAATTGAAGTAATTAGCCTGATCAATAGTAAGTGTGTCCTGCTCACCTGTAAGATCATCTGGAGCATCGATAGCCGCTCCTGTATACTTCTTGATCGTGATATCTCCGATCTGGTTGATCTTTACAGTATCACCAAACTGCTTGATCTCACCCTCATAATCTCTGTTGACAAGTCCTGCATATACATGGATCTTGTCAAGATGTGCAAGAAGTCTTGCACTCCATATCTGTGGAATAAAATTCTTAACTGACATATTTCATCGTCCTTTCTTACTTGTTCTGCTTGAGCACATTCTGCACCTCATCCCAGTGTGCATTGATCTCCTCGGCACTCATAGACTTAATGCTATCCATGGTTATTGTCGTGCCCTGGGTCTTATCCCTTGGTGCTGTGCCTCTCATTTTGTCGCTTACAGAATCCGCAACGGCTGTTCTGAAAGATGCTTCAAACTTATCAATCTTATCCGCTGTCTCTTCTGCTGTGTCGCCTGTCAGAACATCAGCAAATGAAGCATCAAGCCCTCTCTTGATCAGCTCCTTGCCTGTCGCAAGTACAAGCTGCTGTCTCTCAAATGCTTTCTTCTCAGCGTCAAAGGCGGCCTTATCCTTATCAAACTGATATTTTGCTCTCTGCTCCGCTGTCATCTTCTCCAGCTTCTTAGCCTCGTCAAGGTTTTCAATAGCTTCCTTGTCCCACTTCTCCTTGGCTGTAGCAAGTGCCTGTGTGACTCTTGCGTCCGAAGCTGACTGAACAGCCTTTTTGAACTCTGGTCTTGCCAGAATCTCCTCGACTGTCATAGTCTTAAGCACATCTTCAAGTGATGCTGTGCTTGTTGCCTGGTTCTGCTGTGCTCCCTGTGTCTGTGTACCAGGCTGTGTTGTTGCCTCACCAATCTGTGCCTGTGTCTGTGTTGTCTGCTGTGTTTCATCCATAGCTTATACATTCCTTTCTTGTGCCTGTCAGTTCATGCCTGCCAGTAGTCTATTGATATGTCCCCAGCAAGTTCATGCCTTGCTGTTGAGGTTTTAATGTCTTTTCCTTGACAATAAAAAAGACCATGTTTTTATCATGGTCTGAATTAACAATTATTCTGTTTCTACTCCACTATTACCCAGTCTTCAGCAAGCATATCAGCCTGACTTGCAAGCCAGCCCATCTGTACTCCTGATGTTCCCACAAAGGCAATAGCTTTATTTCCAATAGACTCATGTTCACAATTTACAACATCCCCATCCATGGACTTATAAGATATTGCCGTTGCAAGCTGAATATACTGTTTCTTTCCATTCCAACCTTTTCTTGCAACCTTAAAACCTCTTTTGATCATCTCAATCGCAATGCCAAATGTCAGATTGTTGCATGGTCTATATGCCTCTTCAAACTGTGCCTTTGGTGACCAGCTCTCATATACGTCTGAATGTCTTACGAGATAGCCTTCATCTGCTGGGTTTTCATCCGCTGGGATCTGCCATCCTCTGTAAATATTATAGTCGCCTCTTGTCATCGGTCTTGCCTCGATCTGTTTTGTTCCAATGTACTTCTGCATTCTTTCATCCTCCTATTTTTTGCATTAAAAAAACACCATACATCTCTGTACAGTGCTTGTAATCACATCTAGCATTCTTTTCTACTCTTCTCCTATATGCCTTTTTCCGGGCTTATATAGTTCTTCTATAACTCCATTGGCTATATCTCCGCCTACATATCCTGGACCATACAGTTTGTCCAAATGTGCTCTAACCTCCGAATCTCTAGGCAATGACCTAAATTTTTCTCTCTGCTTATCATATTCCTCATATGATGTAATACTTAAAAACTCTTCTTTTAAAGTCATCTTAATGCCTCCTCTATCAATTTGATCTCGTACTCATTGAGCATTGTTTTGCCCTTTTGATACACTCTGAAAAGCTCTGAAATAGCCTCCCACATAAATTCTGTATTTAAATTACCATCTGGGGTGATAGCCTCAGTTACGCTATCAATATATAATCTACCTTGATATTCGCTTATAAACTTATCACCATGCAATATATAAATATTGAATTTTTCACCTGAATCATTTTCATATATTTCCGAAGTAATATCTGCATCGCTTAATCCCTCAGTTAAGTATTTCTTATACTTTTCCACAATTTTAGGATCCATCATGCGTTCTTCTATCAGGTGTCCAAATTCATGATCTATATCCTCTTTCTCAGCGCCTTTGGCAATGTTGATAATGCCTTTTTTTACATCACAACTACTGCCATTCTGCCCCATATTAAAGGTTACATCAGCCATTGCTTTCTGCACTTTATCTGGCAACTGTGAGTATGCGTCAACAACAGCTTTTTCATCTCGAATAATGTTTACATCCGACTTTGACGCTTTAAACATTATATCTCTTATATTATCACCATTTTTTGTATTATCAACATCTTTCTTCTCCAACACATACTTCCTGTACCACTGTGCATAACTCATTTCAAACGGCACATGAATATTCTTACCAGTCTTCGGATCTCTTGCGATTCTTTCCTTTGGCAGGTCCTCTCTATATCCCATTGTTGTAGATCTGCAATGAGGATGCATAGGCGGGAAGTTTACACCCTGTTCTGCCTTTGACACAAAGAAAACCTCTTTATCCAGCTTTCTGCAGATGGATGATGTCCGCAAGTCCAGTGTAGCAAGGTATATGTATCTTAACACCCCTGCCGCCTTGTACGACTTCAATGTTCCCTGGTTACAGCAGTTGTTTACCTCGGTGCGGATTACTCTGTTTATGTTGTACCTGCCGCCATCTATCTTTGCCTCCAGCGCAAGATCCATATCTCTGATACTCTGCCCGGTCATAAGTCCCTGCGTTATAACCTGCTCGAGGCTCTTTGCCAACTTATCTGTGTTCTTCCATATTCTTTTAGAATAGTTGGACCCTGCCCATTCAGTCTCTATGGCTGCCTGTACATCCCTGTCAGCCAGCTTTGTAAAATCAAAGCCAGTCTCAGTTCTGCGCTGCATATCATATATGCTTCGGTAGTAGCTCTCGCTATATGTATCTATGAGCCTGTTTTCAAGCCTTCTGTGTGCATCGGCACCAACCATATAAGCCTGTGAGTATACCAAATCTTTCAGAGCTTCCAGCCTTGATATTCTCGCCGCATAAGCCGGAGCATTGAGCCTTGCAAGTATAGCCTGCCTGGCTATCTCCTCCTGACACTGTGCAAGTGTGATCATAAGATTGCGGCGCATAGTCTCCGTCTGTTTTTCATTAAGAAGCCTCAAGGCGGCATCCTGACTTATTCCTGAATCACGTGCATACTTACCAAATATCTCCTCTATCTGCTTCTCTACGATATCCACAGCGCCATCAAAGAGCTTGTTTACATGCATAATATCAACATCGGCTCTGTCCTGGGAGAGCTTCTCAAGATCTACAGCTCTCTTCTCCCAATAGTTGTTGTCGCTCATAGATCACCTACTCTTTCTCAGGATCCTTTTCTTTGTCATCCTTTATAGGTGTCTCCATATCTTGTGCATGCTGTTTAACAAATGTATCTAAATACTGCTGCTGTTCTTCGGCTTTCTGCTTCTTCACATTCTCTATGACCTCATCAACATCTTTGATAAACCAGAGCTGTGAAAGAAGTGTCTTATCATCCACTATACCCCTGAGCTGAGTTACCATATTGATGATTGTTGGCTTATCTATTGGCATTGCAACTGTGAATACAACATCAAGCTCTTTCTTGTCTATGAGAGACATTTCACCCTTGACATTAAGCCAGTGGTTGTACATCTCGAATCTCTTCTTGAGCCCTTTCTCAAGGCTCCTCATCTTGTTCTTCACAAGCATATTCATAACCATCAACTTGAGCATGAGGGCCTGTCCTGAGCTGTTTCCTGCAAAGTTCTCATCTGTCATATCAACTGTAAGGGTCATCTTGTGGATTTCTCGGATAATATCATTACAGAGCACTGAAACACTGTTTTCATCAAATGCTTTCTGTATGTACTCTATCTTTCCATCCAGTGGCAAGCCATCAATGAAGCGGTTCTTCTTCAGTTCTTTCTCGTCATCGTCATCTAATGTCATACCGAACATGGCAAGGATTGAATTGACGAACTTCTTCTTGTCTGTCACTCGGTCGCTGAAAAGCTCGTTGAGTGCATCCTGCATAGGAATGATCTGTTCAAAGTCACCCTGTCTCTCATCGTTGTTCTGGTACTCCACCACAGGAACCTCACCAAAGTAATGCTCCTGTTCGCTGCCCTCAACAAGGTAAAATTCAAAGTTATCAAGGTCACGACTCCTGTATTCTTTGGTGTTGTGATCATTGCATACAGTGATTGAATAATACTTTGATTCATTCAGATCTTCCTGTATCTCATAAATAATCGCAAATAACTTATTGTGCTCCACTGTATTGTCTCTGACCATGATACAGTTCATAGGGTTCACTACTGTACTTCGTGGCTCTGGATTTTCATCGCTGTTGGCATAAAGCTGTTCATAAGCTTCACCATATATGCCTATAGCCTTACCTATCTTGGAATCTATCTCTGATATAGTCTCATTGTCGTATACGTCCTGTATGCGGCTTATATCAAGTTTCTGGGACAAGTCAGGATCATACAGCTTCACGCTTCCATTCTTGATAGATGCTTTCACACCACCTTCAAGCTCCTTGCGCTGTTTATCCGCTTTATCCGCTTTGTCGCTGTTGTACTTGACCGGTTCACCGAGATAATAGCCAAGGCCGACATCAACCACATATTTAGCATAGTTGACATTGAACCTTACAACATCATCATCGTCATCCACTTTGTGTGCAAGAATATCATGTCTACCCTCGTAGTAATCCTTACACTTAGCCCATCTGGCAAGCTGCCCTTTATGCTTCTGTATGAGGTATTTGAAAACCCTTGAATCTATGTTGTCTAAGTCCGGCACCATTGCCGGATCTATGTATATTGCCATCGTGCATATATCCTTTCTGCCATGTGTTTATAATCCCTTCGGTCTCTTCCTTGACTTAACACGGCTGTTTCTTCGTATATCCTCTATTGAGTACCTGAGAGCCGCCATGGCATCGTCAAAGAACGGCACAGGCTCATCGGTGTACTCGTTTGTCTTCTGGTCAAGCTGCCATTTCCACTGTCTGATCTCGTCATATGTGTTTGTGCAGCTATAATGTATATGTATCTTTGGTATCTGCTTCAGATAATCTATCTGTGCATGTACGCTTCCCGGCTCCTTTAGGACTCCTCTGGCTCTCTTATATCCGGCTTTCTGCCACATCTTGATTCTGTCTGGCTCTGCTGAATCACAGTACATATTTAGCTTTTTATCAAACTGCTTTTCAGCTGCCATCTGTATGATCTCGTTCGTGTCTTTCTCATACACATAGAGTTCTTTGCAGATGTACAATTCACCATCCTTGAAAGCCACCTCAAGCAAAGCATTTGCATGGTTAAATCCAAAATCCTGTGCATTCACTACATAATCGAAGTTGCTATGATCTGTGTCAAAATCCTCAACAACATAGTTTGTAAGGATAAGACCACCAACTTCGCCCCATTCCCCAAGGCCATACACTCTGTACCCCTCAGGGTCTACTTTCTTACGTCTCTCCATTCTTGCCCTGTATGCCGCATCAATAAATCTGTTGTTGACATAGTTGCTTGAATGTGTCAGTACATTCTCGTCCTCAATATCAAAGAAGTTTTTCTTTATCCAGTGGGTAGCTGATACAGGGTTAAATGTCATCTTGATCTGATAGAACTGCCCTGGTGGCAGCTTACCTCTGAGACGGTCATCTATAATCTCAAAATCACTCTGCATAAGCTCCGTAGCCTCTTCTATCCATACATCCGTGAGCTTTCCACGCTTAAATGTGATAGATTTCAGCTTTTCACGCTGCTTATCATCATTTACCCCTCTGAATATGATCTGGTTACAATTTGCCTTGCATTCGATCATGAGCGGGTTCTGCTTGATGGTCCAGTATTTCTCATATTTATCACCGAACATACGAAAAATAGCACCCTGCAATTCTGCAAAAGTGCTATCTCTGTTTGTTATATCTGATTTTCTTACACATAATAAATTCCTGCCTGGATCCTGAAGGAGCCTGAGTATATAGTTTGTGGCTGTGTCAACACTTTTCCCGGATCCAGCCGAGCCTTTCATAACTATATATCTTCTCTTACTCCTGTTCACTTCCTTAAATGCAGGATTAAGCTCAACTTTAATGTTCATCGTATGCCATATCCTCCACTTCTGAATTATCCAGAGGTGTTTCATCACCATACGACACATTTATATTCAATGTCATATCTTCGCCCTCGGTATTCAGATTGATAATATCCTCCGGTCTCTGCCCCACTGTATCCCTGAGGAACTCAGCACTGGCAATTGAACCTTTGAGGGCTTTCTGAACTTGGGCTATGAGTATAGCGTCCTGGACTGTGATATTCTTGCCCTTTATATCTGCTATGTTCTTTATCTTGTCGATATTAACCACAGCGCCTTTATGCAGGCTCATGGACAGGATAGTCTCAAGGGTATCTTTCATCTGCTTCTTGGCAGCTCTGGTCTTGCCCGAGTTGATTCCGCCTTTCTTGCCTGCCACCTGAAGTTCTTCTTTTGTCATGTCTTTAAAGCTCTTTCCCATCCGTTTCACCTGCCTTTCATATCAATCTATTTATACCTTATTCTTCGCTGGCTTATATGAATATTCATATCCATACTTCTTTGCATTTCTGCTGAGCCACTTACTGAGATCCGCATCATAGTTATCACTACTTACCTTGACACTATGAATGGCTTTGTTGAACTCCGTAGCCTTAAAATGTGGTTTCTTTTTAATCGTATACGTTCCCGCTCTTCTTTTGCTGTATAGCTTAGGATCTATACCTCTAGGTGGCAATGCGTTTCTGCTACTTGCTGTTACCGCCTTTTGTCCACTACCTGCCCATGTCTCAAGGTCTGCCCCACTAAAATTGCCCCATCCATTCGCTGGATGATTGTGTATAAAGTGCTTACCTTCGCTTTCAAATGCATCATAACTCACGCTACCTCTGGAACCCTTATAATAATGTGTCACATATCCATTATCATCCACTTGGACTCCCCATTCTCGGCCACTCTTGGTATGCTTATCATTAAAATTCTTGATAACCCTGTCTATACTTCCTGTATTCTTTGAACCATTCATCCAGGCAGGAAACAACTTCTCTGATGACTTACCTCTTCCATTTGAAAATGACAGTCCTCTATCTCCTTGCTTTGCCCTGAATGCGTTTGCTCCTCTGCCACCCAATTGCTTTACCTCCACGAAAAAAGGACACTTCACAATGAAGTGTCCCAACATACTATAACTATGTAATATTTATTCTTCCTCTATCGGGAACCACAAACTGCTGTCGTCATTCACGCACATACATAAAGGATTGTTAAATGCATCCTCCTCAGATTCCCAAAACTCTTTAAGTTTTTTATCTCCAAGCATTCCATTCTCATAGAGGTCATCTATATTCTTGAATGTTATCTCCTCATCCGTATCATAATTAACGATTGATGCCGGACTATAATATATAAAATAATCTCCAATCCTGAATGCCTGAGCTTTCTTCATATGGTGTAAAAATGTGTCCTTAAGCATATCTCCCACCTAACCTCTCTTAAATGCTTTATTGTCATAATATTTCACCTGAATACTGTCAGGGAATTTATAACCTATATCACCGCCATATACAAGCACTCTCTTTGGCCTGATGCGCTTGAGTGCTTCTGTCATTCCATTATACCACATCTGCTTATTTTCGTCATCCAGCTTGACTCCAATAGTTGACACTGAAACAGTTCCACCCTGCTGTATACCGTCAAAACAGAATGTATATGTTTCTTTCTCAGCCCATGAAAGAGTTGGTATAACAGTGATACCAACGTCCTGCATCATCTGACCGATGAGGCGGCTTCTGTACACGTTCCATATCTTCATAGGCATTGGCATGTCCATGTACAGGCTGAAGTCTGGAGTAAATACACAGTCAAACTCTCTCAGCTTGTCCATGTACTGTTGCGGGCTGTTCCAGATACGTTCAAACTGGTAGTCGTCAATATAAAAATGCACTCCACATTTACGCTTCTTGGTGGATAGAACATAATTGAATGATATCAGCTCATCTGGCTCTGCGTTCTGCGCCTCGATAATCGGCATCTGGTAAAATCCCTCTGCCCTTGCTCCGTCAAAATCATCAAGGTTATATTCCTCGTATGTTCGCTCTCGTTCATCGCCGTAGTATCCGTCATCCTCATCATCCTCAAGCAGATCTGGAACATCAAAACCAAAGTCTGCCATGTCAAAATCCTCTATGGCTGTAAGCTCCTGGTTGAGTAAATCCAAGTCAAAACCACTGTTCATAGTCAGTTTGTTGTGTGCCAGGATGTATGCTTTCTTCTGCTGCTCTGTGAGCTCTGTAAGCCTTATACAAGGCAGTTCGGTATATCCAAGCTCCTTGGCTGCCAAGAGCCTACCATGTCCCTCTATCAGGACGTTGCCCTCGTCTATTGCAAGCGGATCATTGAAGCCAAACTCACTGATAGACTGCTTTATCTGCTCAACCTGTTCCTGTGGATGCTTCTTTGCATTCTTGGCATATGGTATTAACTTATCAATATCAACATACTCTATCTGCATATCTGCCTCTTCCTAGCTTCGGTATAGGTTCGAAGCTATGTTTAACTTTCTCACACCTCAAACAAAATAGCCCAGTGGGGAGAGATCAGCGTTCACTTTTCACAAGGGGAGGTTTACAACCACTGGGCATAAGAAAAGGGACACAACCGAAATGGCAAACAGTTATGTCCCTTATGAATCAATATAATTTTACCATACTATTATAACACGTATGAATGTGGCATTTTGTGTCATCTTGTGGCAAAATTATAAATTTTTTCTTTGGAAGTCTAACAATGCCCATCCATGAACCCGGCGAATATGGTCATATGAATAATCAAGTTCTTTGGCAATCTCCTTCAGGTCCTTATATTCAATATATTTCTTGAACAATACATTGATGTACTTCGGCTTGTCCAGCATATGTATCTGTCCTATGATCTTATGCTTGAGCTCCGTGAACCGCTCTATGTCCTCATGAATCTCCTTCTCAAGGTCAACATACTTTGCCACCTTATTGCTCATAGAATCAGCCTTAGCGCTTGTCTGTACCTTTTCTGATGAATAATCAAATGCACCGGTGCAAGTTGCATCTTCCTTGAGTCCTGCAAGCTCTATCTTCCTCTGTCTGATCTTAACATCCAGAAGCTTCACCTGTTTCAAATACTCTTTTGCTTTCACCGTCTCACCTCCTACTTGTTCTCCCGGATGGTGAAATCCAAACCTGTTTCTTCCTTCAAAGTCTGTATAAGATCATCCCAGATAATTTCTTCATCACACAGCGCATCAGTCTTTAAATTAAATCTTTCGCAGAATCTCTCAAGCCTCTTCTGTCCAAAATCAAACTCATCCCGAAGTACCATGCAACTCATTATCAAAATACAATCTATTGTATTCAGTTTGATTTTATACACAGCTTCGTCAAGCTGCTTCTGGTTGACCTCAAGCGGAACAAACATGGCTCCTCTGACCTTAAGCTCTTTCTCTGCTGCTTCCATGCCCTGTGTCTTGATGACATCCATCAGCCATGCAGCCCCCGCCATTCTTGCTTCGTGTAGTTTCCTATCTGATTTCGCCATACTCTCACTCCTTCCGGGTAAATCTTTTCATCAAGTGATTATATGGATCTGCCTGTGTCTTAAACCCTATCTGTCTTTCTTCAAGCGGATCATTGAGCTGTGCCCCATCAAGGAAATCTCGTAGTTCTTCCAGACAGTCTGGGCATAGATCCTTTGTCTCTACTGGATCATCGAACACATCAACCATCCTTGCCCTTATCGGCGCTCCGTGTTCAAACGGCAGATCATAGAACCCGCCGCATCTATCGCATTTGCCTGCGTATGCCATTCTATACACTCTCCTTCCTTGATTCATAAGGTTTTGGCAACTTTCTCCAGGCTACTACCTTATCTGTAATCTTTGAGTATTCGTAATTATCACAATAATCATGCACTTCATACCAGCCCTGTGGGATCCACCAAGAAATACCATCTTCTGTATACTCCCACCCATCTAAGATATCATCATCCACGTTCCATTCTAAATCTTCCAACGAACAATTGTGATGTGGGATATATACCGCCTTAACAACTCGACTGTATATTTCACCTGTTATTATTGAGGCTTTTTCTATCGTTACAAGAACCTCATCCGAAGTAGTTCCCTTTTCACATTTGGGAACTGTGTCTATATTCCATTTGGCCATTATGTATCACTCTCCTTTATCAATTCCGGATTGTCAAAGACGTTGCCAACGACCTCTGCATTAACCATGTTTATCCAATATCCTAAGTCTTTGCGATAATTCCTGCTCTCTGACCAATCCACATAAAATCCTATGTGCTCCGTTTTTTGATTATCAAAGCAGCTTTGATATGCTCCATATCTGATTTGTGCATATGCATTGCCAAAATGATATTTTATAACATCATTCTCCCATATCAGCTTGCCGTTCTTGTCTCTCAAACCTGTGCATTGGCAGATGGTATCTGGTCTTACTTCATACGCAAATGGCGAACCTGCTTTATTGCTGATATACCATTTATCATTTTTGCAATGCAAAAATCCTGCAGCCCACTCTCCATTACATGTTTTTGCCTTGAATAAATATCTATCTTCCATATTCTCTCCTATTCCGCTTCTGATTGAAGCCATTTTAATAAATCTCCGTAACTATCATGGATTTCCTCTTCTTTTTCTGTGTCAAGATTGTAAATTGACTTATAAGGCTCTTCATTCTTTTCAAAATCACACATATTGGTAAGCCATTCCGCCAACTCTTCATCCGACATGTGTCTAATTTTGTCGGCATTGGTGTGGTAACTTAGCAAGTTTTCCCTGTTTCTCTAAACTTTTACATTTTTTATAAAAGTCAACCGATTCATTTGTGATCAGAAGTACTTTAACTGTATCGTCAGGAATATCAACTCCAGAGTGTTCTTCAAGCAATTCAACCATTGATTCCAATAGCCCACCACAATCCCCATATATCTTGTTGAGTCGCTCCTCTAAGTCCTCATAATCTTTTAATTTAAAGTACACCTGTAGCCAGTATTCGGCATTATCAAATAATGTCGGTATCTCTTTATTGCTATTTGTTAATCTTTCCATTGCTCTCCACCTCTCTTCACGATCTCCACAGCATCATCAAAATTAACCACCAGCTCTCCGCCCATGCCCTGATTGCCGTACCTTTCAAATGACTTGTCCTGCAGCTCTGAAACAGCCTTGTCCACATCGTAGACTGTTGGATGCTCCTCAATAAGTTTTTTTGCCTCAATTCTCATTGATTTCTCTGACTTACGTTTCTCTAGTCCTTGTTTCTCAAGTGCCTTTATCGCCATATCAAATGCCTTTCCGGTATCATTCACATAGGCATAATGTGAATATCTATAATCTGTTGTTTCCTTTAATTTGGCTATTGCTTCTCTCTCTTCCATATTCCCACACTCCTATCTTCTCAGCCTTGCCACAGCCGTGTTCCATTCGTTTATAAAGTTCAATACCCAGGTAGCTGGGTATGTGCTTACAGCATACTGTTTTGAGATAGCAACTGCTCTTGCCCAGTTCGGATCCTGTTTGATCTCATTTGGAATCTGTGCCATCACTCCTCAACCTTCCTTTCCGCCTCAAGCCATCTGCGGGTACATTCTATGCAATGTTGCTTACCCCTCTGACACACAATCTCGTCAAATCCAATCTCGTCAAATCCAACCTCACTCGGACACATGATGATCGGCGCAAGATCCGCATCACCAAGCGACCTGATGTAGTCGCCGTTGGTCATCGGCTCATAGTTGTCAACTGCATTCTTGGTGCAGTGTGCGCATGGTTCCTGTGACTCGTCTCTATATTTGTATTTGCAAGTTTTGCAATTCTCTATTCTCTCTGGTGTTATTTCCATCGTATTTCTCCCTTCCTGATCATCTCTCTTATGTCTGTGTTGCTGAAGCTCTCATGGTAGTCCTTTTCGCTCTGCATCAGTACATGGTGCTCATATACCTTGATGATTGTCCAGCGCTTCCAAACCCTTATAGGGATATTTTCCTCTTTTCCGCTCTTTGTGAGTATCTTCACCACCTGCCCCGGTCGGCAGATGGTGTTAAATATTGCATCTATCTCAAATTCTGTCATGTGTTCTCCTTTCTCTAAACAAAACACAACTGCCCGTTCTCTTCTTCGCCTATCCTCATGTTTGGCATCCTTTTTCTTACACAAAGCTCCGGAAGATTCGACCTCACCATCGCCGCCGGTATAGGTGGACAAACTGCATTTCCACATCTCTTAACCTGTTCGCTTCTTGAATATGTCTTACCTGTGCTGTCATGATCTATGATGTAATCATCTGGGAACCCCTGGCATCCATATAGCTCCTTTGGCTCAAGCATTCTGAGACCAATATCCACGATCTGATACTCAACACCTTGGATTGTTACAAGACCGAACCGGTCTCTTGATGTCACTGTGTCAAGCGGCTGTTCTATGTCCTGCCCTGTACCCTCTCCGTAGTATTTAATCAAGAATGCTCTGACCTCTCCAAAATGTCCGGCTGATGTCGTCACTGTATGCAGTGGCTCTCTCTCATCCTGCCCTATCCCTGTCTTGTAAAACTTGCTGAGGAACGAAGTCACAAGGCCATATCTGTTTGAACTGTCCACTGTCATGATCGGATTCTCTATGTCTTGACCTCGCACCTCATCTGAATTGGTCTCCGAATGGTATTGGATAAGAGTCGCTGCAACCAACCGGTTATGATCTACTGTCGTTATCGTATCAATTGGGTCTTCGGTTTTACTTCCACCTCCTTGGTAATTCCCGCCATACGTTTTATCTATAACCGGAGCAAGTCTCGGTTCACACAAATAATGCTTCCCACTACTCACAATGGTTGGTAACGGCTTCTTTATGTCGTGAACTCTCGGCGATTGTCCTTTTCGTTCTCCATATCCAATGGGTACAATGAACGGCTCTGGATTATCCAGAACGAACTTCTTCAGCCCTCTTGCAATCCTCTGCATAGTCTTTGGCGCAAGTGGCCTCACCGCCCGAATGCCGTACTTCTCCTTGATCTCCTCTGATGTATCAAAGATGCTCGGACATGGCAGGCTGAAATCAAGCTGTGTATATGCCCCAACATAAGGCTTGAGCAGTCCCTCCTTGACCTCTTTGCTGTCCGCTGGCGCGTGTGTAGGCTTTGGCCACATGATAGGTACACCATCACACCTTGCGATCATGAAGAACCTTTTTCTCTTGGTCGGTGCTCCGTAGTCTGCCGCCACAAGCTCTCTGAACTGTACCTCATATCCCAGCTCATTGAGCTGCTTTACAAATTGCCTGAATGTATCTCCTTGCTTTGCCCTTATTGGATGATGTCCTCTGTTGAGCGGTCCCCATGTCTTGAACTCTTCGACATTCTCAAGCATAAGCACTCTCGGTCTCACAAGTGCCGCCCATCTGCATGCTACCCATGCAAGCCCTCTGATGTTCTTATCCTTTGGTTTCCCACCCTTGGCCTTGCTGAAATGCTTGCAGTCCGGAGAGAACCAGGCAAGAGCTACCGGATGTCCCTCACAAGCTTTCACAGGATCAACCGCCCACACGTTTTCACAGTAATGCTTTGTGTTTGGATGGTTGACCTTATGCATCCTGATGGCTTCCGGATCATGATTGATTGCTATATCAACGCTGTACCCTGTAGCCATCTCAATCCCTGTTGATGCTCCACCACCTCCGGCAAAGTTATCAACAATAAGCTCTCCATTTATCACTCGTCGCCCACCTCCAGAAAATCAAACAACGTCGGTGAGTCAACCTCATTCTCCTCGGACTGCAGATAGCCAACACCATCTCTGAAGTAATCCGGATTGAGCTCACATCCCTTGCCAAATCTGTGCATCTTGACCGCCATCATTGGTACTGTCATAAGGCCGCCGAACGGATCATATACCACATCGCCCGGATTGCTGTACCTGTTGATAATCCTCTCAACAATATCAAGCTGCAGCGGGCACACGTGCATCGTTGCCCTTCGTCTGCTCTGTGTCGTGTTGAGCGTCCTCATCCGGTTTATGTCATCCCATACCTCAAGCTGATTCCAGGATCCCGGCGCTACAACCATGAATGTAGCTGGAAGCCTGCCATCTGTATCCAGGTACTTTGCAAGTGCCACATGCTCCTCATAGTTGTATACGTGCTCTCTGCTGTACTGTCTGTACACTCTTTGTAAGTTATCCACAGATACACCCTCAAGCTCCTCTTTGCTTATCAGCCTGTCTCCTGAACTTCTCCAGTATCCGTGAGCATCTATCTGCCACTGTGCCCTTGTGTATTCGTCTTTGGACTTTGTGACAGGCTCATCAGCGTATGCCTTGCTGTGGTCCGTTGGCAGCTTGCGGAACAACAAAATGTATTCCGGACATCCCACGCCCATCTTGGTGCCGTCCTTGCACTGCTCAGTCCATCCAAGGCGATATGTCTGGTTATTCTCTCGTACAACATCCGTAACCACTGTTATCATTCCGAAATACTGGAAGCCATGACGCATATAGTGTTCTATACAGTCAGCGTGGAATGGCTCAATAGTCGGCATGCCTGTGCCTGTTGCATTTCCAAACAGCACTCTATCCTTAACGTGGATGGCCGCCACTCTTCCCGGCTTCAGCACCCTCAGAAGCTCCGGCGTCAGGTAGTCCATCTGTTCAAAGAACCGCTCTGTATCCTGATTGTGTCCGAAGTCGTTATAATTTGCGCTGTACTCGTAGTGATTGCCGAACGGTATCGACGTATGTATCAAATCAACGCTGTTGCTCTCCATTGCCCTTGTCTCTTCCACACAGTCGCCATACACAGCCTCATAATGCTTGCCTCTTACTGTTCTCTCTTCTCTTGTACCTTCCACACCCATCTTCCTCTCTAATCTCTCCGTCTTATTTGCTGAATCAAGGCCATACTTCTTCACGATCTCGATCATTTTCTTGACCATGTGGTTGTGATTCTTCCACTTCTCGATCAGTGCATCCTTGATCTCCCGCTCATTCTCCATGTAGATGATGTCTATAACTACTGTGTCCTGCTGCAGGAACCTGTAACACCTGTGCACCGCCTGTATGAAGTCATTGAACTCATAGTCAATGCCAACAAATATCTCCCGATGGCAGAATCGCTGGAAGTTACATCCTGAACCACTGATTGACTTCTTGGTAGCAAATAGCCTTGTCTTGCCATTGGAAAAATCTATAACTCTCTGTTCTCTGAGGTCGTAGTCCATGGATCCGTATATATCCACTGTCTCTGGCAATACTTTCTTGATTGCGTGTCTCTCTGCTTCCTGGTCATGCCACAGAATGAAATGATCCTCCGGAGAGCTATCAACTATCTCCTTCATCTTCTCGACTCTGGCATCTATGCTCTCACGCTTGATCTTGGCTGCCTCTTTAAGTCCTGTGCTTGCCTGCGTGAAAAGCTCCATCTGGCCGTCCCTGTCAACTGAATCTCCGTAGTGTATCGGTATTTCGTGCCACCTCACATCAAGCGGTGGAAGCACATAGCCGTCATCGGAATAATCTGGATTGAGATCCGATGGCTTTGTGATGAACAATGCCCAACTGGAAACCCACAGCCAGAACTCATCTTCCATGTTTGGGTACAGTGTCAGGTTATTTGCCTTTGTTGAATCCCTCTGGAAAAATCTTGTAAGTGCCTGTCCTGTGTCCATTACCTCAAGATATCCAGCATAGTGTATAAGCTCCTTGTACTTGTTCGGTGATGGTGTAGCGGTCGCTACGAGCTTGTAAGGTACATTTTTGAACTTGTCAAGGAACGTCTGGTATGTCTTAGATCCAAATGATCTAAGCACGGATGCTTCATCAAGTGAGGTTGCCGTAAAATACGATGGATCTATATCTCCGTCTCTCACTCTCTCATAGTTCGTCAGAACGATCTGACTTGTGCTTGCCTCAACCTCTTCCATGGTTCGGCAATATTCTGGCTTCTCATAGCCCAGGAGCTCCACAGCATCCCTTGTAAACTCCTGCTTAACTCCAAGCGGTAATACAATCAACGCTCTACCGCCGGTATGTTCTGCTGCAAGGTGGCAAAACTCTATTTCCTGTGCAGTCTTGCCAAGTCCGAACGACTCAAACAAGGCTCTACGTCCACCCTTCAGCGCCCATGCCACCGCATCACTCTGATGTGGCTTTAGGGCTTTATTTATGCGGCTCTTATCGACCTCAAAGCCGCTGTCAGTAGCAAGCTCTATCTTGCTCTCTAAAAACTCTCTGTATGTCATTCACTTCTCAGGAACCCGCTATAGCATTACCCCGGCCGGAGGTTCGGCTCCTTTCGTGTGTTATTTATTATTGTTCAGCTCATCAGCCAGCATCTTCTCAAGCTGTCCAAGCTGCTCAGAATGATCTGTCTGTTTGAAGTTTGCAAATCCATTTGGATTCACGTTCCGTGGCTGTCCTCGGCTCTTACCGTCATCCTTAAGCGCATATAGGCCTGTCCATCCCTGCATTATCGACTGATTGAGAATCTGTACCTGTTCATGCTTATCGTGTGATAGCGACTCAAGCTTGTTCATCATCAGCGTTATGGCCCTGTCACTCATAGGCTTCTTGATACCTTTCCGGAACTTGATGAACTCTACGATGGCATCGTTAAGCTCTGGATCATCACTATACTTGACCGGTTCAGACTTCTTGCGTGGCTTCTCCACCTCCGCATGTGCGCACGCACGTGCCTTAGTAGGAGTATGTATATACTCCTCATTATCACTATCATTATCATATTCATTATCATTATCGGCTTTTTTGGGTTTATTTGGGTTTTCCTCGGTTTCAGAAATAACCATTCGGTTTTCAGAAAAACCATTCGGTTTATTTGGGTTTTCCTCGGTTTCAGGATTATCCGTTTCCTTTGTAGGCCTGCCGCCCTTCTTGCCGTTTGATCTGTTGCGCTCACATTTTTCCTCATACTTGGAGTTGTCCTTGTCCATGCGTGCCTTGATAAAAGAAAAACACATGGCAAGTGCACTACCTTTTGGAAGATCCGGAACTTCGCCTGTCTCCTGGTAGTCCATCAGAGCAAACATTAACTCACCGACCTGCTCCGGTGGCAGCATCGACAAATGCTCTCTATATTCGGTATAAAAGACAAAGCTCCCTTTATTTCCCATGTGGCTCACACCTCCTTGATTCGTATTCCATACTTATAAAGCATCAACTTACGCTTTATGATGTATTCCTTTGTTCTCATGCCCTTTGTATCCTCAACAACCATTTCAAATCCATCCCAGTAAACGAAGTCCGCTATGTATGAGCACTTACGCTCCAGGATCTTCCCTGGCTTGAATCTGCCCTTGTTTTTGCCTTTGGTATATATCTGATCTGTCTTTTCTCTTTGTTCCGGTATCAGTTCAAATTCACGCTGGAGCTGTAAACCGGTTATCTTGCCAGCTTTCTCCAGAAGCTTCAGCTCTGTATATCTCTGAGACTCTTTCTTGCTGTCAAATGTGATGCCGTCTACAACAACCTTCCTGTTGCCGTACTTGGCTCTTGACCTGTTCCAAGCCATCAATGCTCCTTTCCCCCTGTCACCCTCAAATAAGAGCAACAGGGATATATGCTAAGACATTACGTTACTGTGCTTGTGATGTATTAAATGTAATGTCAATGTAACCTACTTGAAATTTCCAAACAGAGCCGCCTCGGCAGCGTTCATCTCTGGCTGTGGATTTTCTGCCGGTGCCGGCTGTGAATCCTGAGCACTGTTCTGTGTGTTCTGAGCATCCTGTGGCTCTGGCTGAGCATTCTCTGGCTCATTCACCTCTGTTGCTGTGGCTTCCACATACTCATCATTGTCATTCTCAACATATGTAGGACGTCCCTCAGCGTCCAAGGTTGCCATATCGCCCTCAAACGCTTTCTGGAGATCGATACTCATTACTCCCCACTTGCTGATAAGCTGACGGAGCATGGTCTTGTAAGCCATTCCGTCAAAGTTCTTATACCAAAAACTTGAGTACATCCATGAATCCCTTGGATCATAGTTACCGGCCTCATAGTCAGCAAATGATACCCTCTGTTTCTCTCCGTACTTTGTCTTAACCTTTCCAGCGTCCTTATAGAATGCCTGTGAATACTTGTCCGCATGAGCAAGCATCTGAGCTTTACTCCAATACATTGTCTTCCTGAATCCATTAACAAGCTCAAACATTGCATAGTAGCCGATTGTCTCAGCCTCTTCTCTCTTATCCCAATCATCTACCATGAGATTAACCTTGATGTCCTCGTTCAAAGGATCGAAATACTCAAGCTCTCCCTCCTTGATAGCGACAACATTCAGTCTCTTATACTGACCGGAACGGATCGCAAGCTGGATATATCCCTTATATCCCATCTGGAACTGAGCTTCCTTGACGCCAGTCTTTGTATTGTTGAATGGGACCATGTAATAATGTCCGAGCTGTGGAGATGGCGAAAGCTGTAAGCTCTCACCAAGAAGTGCAGCTGAAAGAATCGACTGATTCGTGCACTCCTGAAGTGTAGGGTTGGTGTTATATGCTGATACGATAGCAGATATGAACCTCTGCCCATTCTTGCCACCAACCACCTTGTTGATCTGATTCTTGGTTGCATCTTTTGTAAGATACTCTGTAATTCCCAGATTCTGCTGTGCTTTACTTTTTGCTACTAAACTGTTATTTACTGCCATTATTTTCTACCTCCGCTAACTCGGTTGCCAATTCTAAAATATCAATCTTGCTGTTATTCTGCTTTGCAATCTCTACAGCCTTGTCTATAAACTGATTTGCCACATCTGTTCCAAAATCTTCTTCAACGATAGATCGCACTCCGCTTATGGCTGTTATCATTTCAGCGATCAACATTATTGTTGACCCTTCCAACTGTACTGAACCTTTATTTAATACAATCATCTTGATCCTCCTAATGCATAATCGTATCTTCTAACATCTTGCGCAGTACCTCTTTCAGAGCCTGTGGCATTTTCCCTGTGTTGTCCCTGTTGCTTCTTGCTTTGGACAATATGTCAAACGTATCATTTATAAGCCCCTTCATAATCTCGTCAAGGTCTCCCTCAGCTCTGGATGCTTCCATTGCTCTGCTTATCAGCTCTTCTGCAGCTGACTCTCCATACTCTTTAGCAAAGGATTCTCTCATTCCCTTCACCATAAATGCCAACTCCGATACAAGAACCGGTGTTGTTCCTCTCATTGATACTGTTCCTGTTTCTGACTTAATCATCTTGTTACCTCCATTATCTAATCTGCTTAAACTGTATGTGTCTCTCTGCGAACCAAGCCGCAAGCTCTACTGCCTGTTTCTCTGTAACGATAGCCTCAAACTTTACCAAGAATTTAGGTTCACTCTGTACAGGTGCTGGCTGTGGCTCCTCGGTTGGTGCCTGCTGCGCATCCTCTGGTGGTGTCATAGCCTGTGCCATTGCCAATCTCTGCTCCTCGGCAGCTTTCTCCTGTGCTTTGCGTTCTTCCTCAGCCTTTCGTCTTGCCTCTTCTGCTGCTTTTCTTGCCTCTTCTGCAGCTTTTTCCCTTGCCTTAGCCTCAGCCTTTTTCTTGGCAACCTCCACCATCTTCTTAGCCTCTGAAATAGCCACATTTATATCAAGCGTCTGTTTATATACCTCTGTTGCCTCAAAGCCAAATTCTGGCAGATTATGAAGTGTCAGCACATCATTGCCAATCTCATACATTCTTGACCTCATCTGATCTTCGATACTCTTCATTGATACCGAAGCATTAAGCCACTTCGGATCCCAGATCTTCTCCAACGTGACAAAATTCTGAAAACCGATAGTCACAAACAACTCTTCAATGGCTTTCTGCTTCTCTGCCTTGCGCTTCTCATCGAATGCCTTGACCTGTTCATCTATCACCGCTATAGGCTTGTCTATAATGCCTATGATCTCGTTGATCTGAGCCTTAAACACATTAAACGGCTGCATGTATTCTTTCTCTCTTCTGATGCGCTCATCATTGAGGGCTCTCTTCAGCTTGTTCAGATTGGCCTTGTCTGCCTTTGCGTCCTTGATCTGGTCATCTGTGTAGACAAGCGTCTCATAAAATGAGACCTTAGATGTAAGCTCAGCCTTGAGCTCCTCATAGTTAAAATCAATCTTCTCTGGTATCGCTACCTCATTAACTCTTAATTCCATTTTTAACCTCCTAATTCAGCACCAGCTCCATCTGGTGACTCTCCTTGTTCTCTCGCACCATTGCCATAATGCGTGCTGTCTGTCGCTGTCTCTCTTCCTCGCAGTCACAGTGTTCGCCCGGGTCCAGGCAAGCACCGCACTGTGGACATTCGTTGTAATACATGCCATTTCCTTTCATATCTCCGGGAGTATCAGCGGCGGCTCTTTCTTTGCCTGTACGCACTCCCAGAACTCTCTCTCAGCATCAATAAGATACTGGATGTCATCCTCTACCTCCGACCGCTCTATCGGATAGTGTTTGGTCTGCAAATATACCTCTCCATCAATTTCAAACTTGAGCTGTGCCTTGAGTACCGCATATTCAAACTCTGTCACCATCAAGTAATGAAGCACCTGTATGTAATAGTTATCTGGCACTCTGTTATCCCATTTTTTCTTCTGACTTGACTGCAGGATCTCTGTGGTCTTGATCTCAAGCACACCATTGCGCCCATCCCGGTCCATAAGCCATCCGTCAAGGCTTGCATGCGCCCATGGGTACTTATCATTCGTGAACATGTTGTTTTCCACATATCCAACTTGATACTGTGGATAATCCAACTTGAATAACTCCCTCAGATGCTTTTCTGCCTCTGTTCCATACTTGACATAAGGCTTATCTGATATGTCCTCCGGCTCTATGCCGTATGCTTTCTCTTTAAACAGTTCCACGTTTGTCTTGTATGGGCTCATCCCAAAGATGGCCGAGGCATCCGACCCGCCTATCTTGGTTCTTGCCTTAAGCCACTCTTCATGACTTCCGAGCACCTTCATTTCAACCATTCAGCCTATCCTCCATGGCTTCCCTTGCATCGTCTATGTCCTTCATGGCAAGGACGATGTAGTACAAACCGATCTCTATCGCCATAGTGCCGATTATGTACAAGATGAGCATTCCTGTTGATATGGTCATAAACCACCTAAAGTCTGTCGCCATTTTATATATGAGTCTTGCAAGTACCGCAGCCATGGCAACTAGGCATGATGCACTTATAACCTTTGTGTCCATGTTTCTCCTCTTCATTTGCTTTCTTCTCCCTTTTCTGCTATGATTTTCTTGAGTTATTTCTTATTTGCACCGGCGGAACTGCTATTCCAAAGGTGCTTTTTTATTGTCAGGGATCTAATTCATCCCAGTTTATGACGGCTTCTTTTGCTACCTTATTTATGTCGAACGGCGGCGCTCGTCTGCCAGCGTCAAGCTGTTTCTTGTACTTCAGATAATCCACCAAGGCAAGCACATTGACCCTTGTTACTCCGGCCCCATCCAGTATGGTGTATGGTCCATATCTGCCAGACTGGACATATCTGTCAAGATCTGCTATACGTCTGGTTGCTGTAGATAATGACATCTCAAATATCTTCATCATTTTCGCCTTGCTTATGTACGGCAACCGGCCAATCTCCCTGACACCTATTACCTGTATGTCTTTGACCGCTCTGCTCATCACTCTCACTCTCCTTTCTCTATGACCAGCCTCAGCCCAACCGCTTTTAGTAAGCTGTCGGCATTGGCCAATGTCATTCCTCTCTTATCTGATTCCCACATGTACAAGCTCCTGTCGGTAAATCCTGCCTTTTCAGCCAATTTACGCTTTGACATGCCCTGTCTGATTCTTTCTCTCTCAACGGCCTGTAATATTTCACTTTTATCCACTTGACTACCTCCTTGTATTTAGATACGATATATATACTGGTATGAACATATGTTTATAACCAAATACATAGAAAGGAGCGCAACTATGGAAACTTTCAAGACATTTCCTGCTACTAAGGCTGATGCACTGACACTGCTTTACCTTCAGAACCAGGACTTATCAGACAAGACCATTGAAGAGATCGTAGCTTTGTATGACAACATATCTAAAAGAGCTATTAAAGCTTGTAATGTAAACGTAAAGCTTAGATAATCTCTTACTTAGTCTTTTTTGACTTACCAAGCCGGGCTCTTGTTTTCATCATGGAGTCAAGAGTCCGTGTCATGCTGTCCTTATACTCGTAGTAACACTTATCGTTCCTGATCTCCTTGCACAGGTACTTTATCGTCTTGTCCACTTCTTTCTTAAGCTTCTTTGTCTTCATCGTTCCCATCTCCTTTCCTTCTTGATTTCCAAATGTCGAAAATCAACCTTCCGACAAATGTCCCAATGGCTATGCCAATGATCGTGGTCAACATCTTTTCTTTACCTCTCATCTGTATTCTTTCTGAATTATGAGTGTGTCGATAGGCTTATACTCCAGCAGCTTTCTGATTGTCTGGAGCTCTTTTCTTATCTGTACAAGCTCTGTGTATATCTTCTTGAGCATTTCTTCCCTCCTTTCTCCTTGTCGTCTCCATCATTCCACCCTATAATTTCATTAGGTGCTTTTAGCATCAATCCATACGAAAGAAGGTGAAACTATGCGAATTTATGCTTGCTTACTTGGTGAATGGGTAGATATAACCGAAACTGCTACCGTTGCAGATTGCCAGGATCCTGTTACATATTTCAAAGAGAACTTGAAATATGAAAATGGCTCACGATATGCAAAATGCTTTGAGTACGATTACATTCATATCCAGTACCAGGGCAAAGACTATAGAATAAATCCAGCATTTATTCAGATTGTCAAGGAATAAAATTCTGTTTAAGCAGGAGGTCAAGTTCCTTTGGTGGCTCAAAGGTTAACTTGGCTTCTTGTGTCTCAAAACCAGCCACAATGATATGGTTGATTCTGCTCCACTCTGCATGTGTCATACCTTCCGCAAGGGCGATTATCTTCTCTGCTTTTTCTTTGGTTATCAACTATGCCTCTCCTTTCTCTTATCCATTTTAATTGGATTTAGATGGTAAAAAAATATAGTCTAACGGCATATCATACAGTCTTGACAATTCCTTAGCCTGTGAGATTTTAGGTTCTGATGTACCTTTTTCCCAACTAACAATAGTCTGCTTACCTACTGCCATATGTTTTGCTACTTCTTCCTGTGTCATTCCTGCATTTACTCTTGCTGCCGCTAAACTAATCTGGATCTTTTTCTGTGTTTTCAATTTTGCTCTCACTTCCTTTCTGTATCATGTTCACATTGTATATCCATTTTAATTGGATGTCAATACTAAAATTCATTTTAATTGAACTTTTTGTTGTCAATTATTCAATATTGTTGTATTATATTAATAAGTTTTAAAAGGGGGTGCACCTTATGTCAGACGAGAAACAAAAAGAAGTGTTTGCAAGAAATTTAAATAAATATTTAGAAAGAAGTGGAAAAACCCAAAAAGAGGTTGCTCAGGCAATTGGAGTTATTCCTACTACATTTAATACTTGGTGCTTGGCACAAGCTCTGCCTAGAATGGGCAAGGTTCAACTTCTTGCTGACTATTTTGGTATAAACAAATCAGATCTTATCGAGGATAACTCGGATACTGAGTATTATTTAGACGCTGAGACCGCAAAAAAAGCACAAGAGATCTTTGAGAACAAACAGCTCTCTCTTCTCTTCGATGCCGCAAGGGATGCAGAGCCAGAGGACTTGGAGACAGTTCACACAATGCTCATGGCTCTCAAGAATAAAGAGAAACGATAATGCACATAAAACATCCCACTGATTTTGTTATTGTTTTTCTGATTACATTTGAAAGGGATGATTTCTTTGGAATATATAAACGTACAGATGATGGATTTAAAATCTACCAAGATTAAAGAAACCGTGACCAGTAACGAAGATGGCTCTTACACTATCTTCCTCAATTCACGATTCACTCAGGAACAGCTAAATGACGCTTATATCCACGCTATCGGACACATAGACAGGGACGACTTCAACAAAGGCTCTGCCGATGTTATTGAGGCTTATGCGCATGGATTGCAAAAATAATTAACAAATGAAGGGATATACTTATGCAAGAATTTCAATTTCTCTTATATAAAACAGAACAAGAGGATGTATCTGTTAATGCTTTGATAAAGGACGATACCATATGGCTCACACAAAAAGGTATGGCTGAGTTATTTGGTGTCCAGATTCCAGCCATCAATAAGCATTTGTCTCACATATTTGCCGATGGCGAATTAAACAAGGAAGTGGTTATTTCCAAAATGGAAACAACCACTCCACATGGAGCATTAGACGGCAAAACCCAATCAAAAGAGACTATGTTTTACAATCTGGATGCCATAATATCGGTAGGATATAGAATCAACTCCATACGAGCTACACACTTTAGAATATGGGCAACCAACATTTTAAAAGAATATATAACAAAGGGCTTTGTATTGGATGATGAACGTCTTAAACAGGGCAAAACCGCATTTGGCAAAGATTACTTTAGAGAACTTCTTGAAAGAGTTCGCTCGATCAGAGCCAGCGAACGCAGAATATGGCAACAGATTACAGATATATTCGCAGAGTGCAGTATAGATTATGATAAAAATTCACAGATCACTCATGACTTTTACGCAATGGTACAAAATAAATTTCATTATGCAATCACTGGACAAACTGCTGCTGAAAAAGTATATACCTCTGCCGATCACACAAAAGAGCACATGGGACTTGTTACATGGAAAAACGCCCCAGATGGCAGAGTTTTAAAATCCGATGTCTCTATAGCAAAGAACTATCTTGACGAAAAGCAAATTCGTCAGCTTGAACGTACTGTTACCGGATATTTTGATTATATTGAAGACCTTATAGAACGTGAGAACACATTTACCATGGAAGAGTTTGCCAATAGTGTAAATGAGTTTCTTACATTCAGAAGATATAATATTCTGCCTGACAAGGGATATATATCCTCAAAGGCTGCAAAAGCTAAAGCAGAGAAAGAATATTCGTTGTTCAACAAAAACCAAAAAATAGAGTCAGACTTTGATAAAGCTGTTAAGAAGATGATTGATAAAAATAAATAAAAGTCCAGAGCGTTGTCACTTCCCTCATAGCGGGAGGACGTTGCTAAGGACTTGTTATTAAATCCCCCAGGTGGTGGAACACCTGAGGGAAGTTACCCACAAACCGAAGGCTTATGAATAACGCTCTGATCAAGCTACATTATATCATAAGCCTTCTCATTTTAGTAGGCTTATTTTTTATGCCTATTTTTAGATAGGAGTTGATATTATGTGGTCAGAAATACAAAAAAATGGAACCGTAAAGTATTGTGAGAGGTACACAGATCCGCTCACAGAGAAGGTGAAGAAGGTCACCGTGACGATGCCTAAGGCATCACCTCAGAACAGAAACAAGGCGGCAAGGATCCTTGCCGGGAAGATTGAGAAAGCCGAGACTTCCTCTCCTGTCCGATCTGATACAACGCTAGGGGAGCTGGCTGATGCTTATATAGCATCATTACGGCAGTGCAAGAGGAAAGAAAGTACAATTGTAACTGAGAAATCATATATATATCGTTGTGTAAGCACAATCGGTAATGATGTACTCGTTGACAAACTTTCTCCCCGCTATATATATGATCAACTTCTTGCTACCGGTAAAAAAATCAGCACAATAAACGGATATATAAAATATCTGAAATTTGCTCTAAAATGGGGGGTGAAAAACGACTATCACTCAAATCATGATATACTATTAAAACTCGACTATATCAGTGAAGAGAGCTCCGACGAAATACCAGAGGTATATGACATCAGCAATGAATATCTGGAACATGATGAGATAACAAAATTACTTAATTACTTTATAGACAATAACCACTGGCAGGACTACTATATATCCTATTTTCTGATTCTTACAGGCATGAGGATTGGGGAGCTTGTGGCACTTGAAGATTCAGACGTGGATATCAAGTCTAAGACCATCCACATTACAAAGACTTACTATCCCTCTACTAAGCATGCTACGTCCGCTAAGACCAAGGACTCGATTCGAGATATTCATATACAACCGGAATTGCTCACACTCATCAAAAAGCTGCGGCTATGGCGCAAAGAGGCTATGTTTGAAAGCGGAATTAAAAGCACACTTTTCATACCGCATCTCAAGACTGGCAGTTATCTGTCCTACGGAACATATAACATACATCTTAAGATAGCATCTTTTGAGGCTATTGGCAGGGAAATAACTCCACATAAGTTGCGCCACACACACGCTTCCATTCTGGCAGAAACTATGTCAGCAGAACAGATATCCCGCCGATTGGGACATCACGATGACAAAATAACAAAAGCTATTTACATTCATATCACTAAAAAAATGAAGCAAAAAGACAATGCGGCTGTCGACACAATATCAATTATCAACTAAAAAAAATGACCACTCAGTTTTCACACTGAATGGTCATCTTTTATTTTTTTGCCCCTAAATTGCCCCTAAAGGCTCTCTCACAATTGTCGTACACAGCATAAACCCTTGATTCTTCTAGGTATTCATACATTATAAAATTATACATATTGTATAGCCATTCTGTGCGGCTGCAAATGCATCAGCCAGTGTAGCATATGATCCGATCTCATCGCCATTGCCATCCGTCACAATTGCCACATCCCCATCCGCGGCCTGCACCTTCACAGAGTTCTTTCCCGCAATAATCACTACAGCAAATATACATGCCATAATCAACCCAGTTACCAATTTCTTTGATTTCAT